GTTCTGGCTGATATAAATACTTCATTCGGTCTAGCTTTTAAAACAACCCTATCTGATTTAACATCAACCAAGTCTTGTAAGCTCTGTGGCATTTCTTTTATCCAACGTGATAGCTCTGCAAAGAGAGCATCAAAAAGTTGTGAGCTAGTTGGAGCAGTAACAATAACCTTACAGTCATAATTGGTTAGCAAAGTGTGTAACATTATCCATGAAGCTACGGAAGATTTACCTACTCCATGAGCTGAACGTACTGATATTTTTCTTTCACCATCAGCGATAGCTTGCATCAATTCTTTTTGCCATTCGTCAGGCTCAACACCTAAAACATTCTGGCAAAACAAAACAGGATTATCTTTATATTTTTTTAAGAACTCTACAAACGGATTAGAGGCTGGTTGACTCATTTCTTTTTCTTTTTCTTATCCATTTTCTTTTTGTTTTTTTTAGGCGGTCTTCCTACTTTAGAATTATAAGTTCCTTTTCCTTTTGGCATTACTTACTCCTTTTCTTTTTTGTTTTTTTAGCTGTCTTTTTAGCTTTCTTAAAGGCTTTATCAGTTGGTGCGCCTTTAGCACCTTTCTTTCTCATTTTCTCTCCAGAACCCTCGGCTATTCTTTTTCTTTTAGCTGCAATATTTGCATATAAACCTTTGCTACCTTTTTTTCTTGGCATAATTTTCTCCTACCATTTCGTACGATTCGACCAATAAGCCGCAGACATTTTGCCCTTCTTAATATTCTTGGCGTGTCTTGCTTTAAAGGATTTAGCTCTTTTTGTCATAGTTTTATCACCAGTCTTACCTTGTTGACCAAAACGAATCGTCTTTATTTTATCACCTTCTTTAGCTACGACAATATGGGATTTAGTTTTATGATTAGGAGTCCGTTTAGGTTTATTAAAACCACTTACTCCAGCTCTTGCTAGTCTTGAATCTTTTGCCATTAGTTTATCTCTGATTTATCTATATAAGTAGCTTCAAATACGTTTATTGAAAAAGCTGATACTGCACCTATACATCCTTTAGCTGATTTTATGAAGTCATTATGACCATGACAATCTGAGGGAGCAGTACAGTTGCATAAATCATTGTTGTATTCAAAGCATATTATCCTTGAGCAAGTCTCAACAACTAAGTCTAAATACTCACCATCATTCACATCAATAGCTTTTATTTCATCAGTCATGGTGTGTATATTATACACTATTATTTCTTCTTTCCCATAATACATTAGCTATTTCTCTATTTAAACGTATTAATTGGCTTGTACTTAGCTCTACCTTCTCACCTTTTCCGTTTTTAGTTATAAGCATATATTCGTTGTTGATAGTAATTATAGGGTATTCATTAATTTTCATCATCTGGCTCACCAAATAAACTATTAACTAAAGAATCAGCCATCTTCTTTATATCTTCATCCGTTAAGTCTATACCCATCTTTTCTTTTATTTCATCATCCAATTCTAAACTAATATAACCTTCGTTTTCTAGGCTATCAATAGCTTCTATATTTTGATAGTCTGATAGCTCAATAACATTATCGTTATCAGAGCCATCTTCCTTTTTCTTGTTGTCTTTCATCTTTAAATCTCCTTGCTCGTAATATAATTCTATCTAATCGAATCCGACTAGATAATCTTCCTATATGTCCAATAGGTCTTTCGCTTTCTGCTAATGAAAATATAAATTCTTCATAAGCATTTAGCTTTCTCTTTAGAAACTTATTTTCTTCCAGAGCTTCATTCTTTAAAACTTTCTCTTTTCTGGCTCTATTTGTTAAAAATAACTTAATCATACTTTATACCCCTATTTCTAAGGTAACCATCAATGTAATCCTCTGTATCGTCTTCTTCTAGCACTACAAACGAATCTGTTTTCTCGTATATTTTACCCTTTGAACGCCTCTGAATCTTTATCATAGGCTCTCTATGGGCTTTTTTTTCTTCCAAAACAGTCTCAAAAGTTGTGAATCGCTCATTACAGTCTAAACATTCCCTTCTTCTGCGGATAGCATTAGAAGTCCTTCTAGACTCAACAACTTTACTTCTTTTTGACTGACACTTTATGCACAACATTTTTTCTAAACGAACTTCTCTTGCCAAGTTTCTTTCTCATATTAAGAGGTCGCTTTTTTCTCCTTCGTTTTACTTTTGTTTTTACACTATGTTTAAAATTAATTTGTTTAGCCATGATTAAAAAGGAATCTCATCATCAAAGGGTATCTGCTGCTCAAACTTAGTAACATGAGCCTCCTTAAATACTTTCTTAACTTCATTAATACCAAACAATGTATCAAGGATTTCTCCAAGTTCATCTAGCGTGTAAATAGGTTTTTCTTTAACTTCTTCTTCATTAACAATCATTCTTTTATTTGCTTTATCTTTAACAATAATAAACTTTGATTTGCTTTTAGATTCAGCAACCCAGAACTCACCTTTAGGTGGTTGATGACCAGAGTCTCTAGCTTCTTTATCCAGAGCTAACCAACCCTTCTCAATATTCTTACACCATTTAGCAATTTCTTCTGGCTCTTTGTGTGTAACAATAGCTATGTTTAGTTTCTTCTCAGCACTTCTAAATTTCTTTTGTAACTCTGGGCTAACTAAATCTAACAAGGCTTCTTTTGAGAACCATATTTCTTCCATAGCAATAACTATCTTATCTAATTTATTTATATAAACTTGAGATAACTTTGCTCTTTTATCATCCTCTTTGTCTGTCATTTTATTAACCATATTTTTTCATCCCATATACCGACTAACTCTTTGTTTTGTAAGGACAGTATTGTCCTAGATAATTTTTGCTGCTTTCTCCTAAGTTCTTTATCTGGGAACTGAGCAAAACTTTTAAATTCTAAATGACTCATTGTTATAAAGGTTTGCTCACCAACATCAGAGTTTATCCATTTATTTTGACCATTCTCCTCTAAAGAGTTTTTTATAATATCATAAACTAATTTCTGATTCGCTCCTAGAGCTGGCTCATATATAGGTTTATCTCCAGTTTCAAAGATTAGCTTCTGTAAAGTAACTGAGGTATCAGCAAACAACTGTCTCTTTTCTATCTCTAAACTAATCATCTCTAATTGCTCTGTATCTTTTTGTTTTTGTACTGATAGATTTACAGTTCCAGAGTGAGAGCAATTAATTGAAGTATCAACACCACCTAACAAAGCTGAACTACCTCTCAACCCAGACGCTTCATTTTTACCGCTATGGTGAATAGCTAGTATAGCTGATTTAGTTTGTTCTCTTACAGTATCACAGGCTGATAAAAACATTCCCATATCGCTTGCAGAATTTTCATCAGAGCCAGAGTTCGATAATGTTCTGGCAATAGTATCAATTACTATAAGTTTAAAATCTTTACCAATATTGTGAATTGTATTTATTAATTTATCCAACTGCTCTGGGTCTAAAAAATCTACAGTTGTAGCCAGAACATGAAAGTCAGGGGTCTTTGTTATATCATTATGTTTTGCAAGCCATGCCTGTATTCTTTTCTTTAAACCACCAACACCCTCTGCTGCTATAAACAAAGTTTTACCAGCTCCAGTTTCATAGCCTTGCCAGTCAATACTAGAGGAAATAGATAGGCACATATCTATTGCAACAAAAGATTTATAGCTGGCTGGTTGACCATAAATTACTGAGAGTCCGCCTTCTGGTATAAGATTTTCAATTAAATAAGTCTGGCTTTTTAACCCCATCAGGTCATTAATTCCCATAGTAGGAAAAACATTTTGAGTAACTTTTTCTGCTGGTTTAGCTGTTAATATTAATTCTTCTATATCTCCACCAGTATCAATAAAGTCTGATATATCACCCTTATCTGCAACTTTTCCCTCCAATGAGATAAAATGAAGGCTCTCAGCTTCGCTTAGAAGATGATTTGAGATAGTTTGGGTATGTAAGTACCCAGCAGAATCGTTGTCTGAGATTAAAATTACCCTTCTATCTTTGAAGTATTTATTAAGAGAAGGCTTCCAATTCTTGCTACCACCAGAGTTAGTTGTAGCTAAAAAACCAAGAGAGTTTAATTTGTCAGCATCCTTCTCGCCCTCTACTATAAATATAGTCTTGTCTTTATCCTCTAATATCTTAGGTAAGTTATAAGGCAATGGCTCTATATCTTTTAAACCCCACACAGTCTTGCCATCCTTAAAATGACGCTGTTTAAATGTCTTAGGCTCAAATCTTAAAACTTGATATGTAACCTCTCCATGTTCGTTTATATAGTTATACTCATTAACTATTTTTGAGCCTAGAGGTGGCGGAGATACAGGCTTATTATCTATGTTTCTTTCACCGATACCGAACTCATTATAAAGATAATCCGATAGTTCCCTTCCAGATAAGTTTTTATGTTTTTGTATTAGGTCTATTAAACCACCACCCTCATTAGCTTCAAAGTCAAACCAAGTAGCATTTCCAAGATTAACTGCCTTAGAATATTTACTGCCAAATCTTAACTCTGAATCTGTAGTGATTTTTGGCTCACCAAATACCTCTGCTGCAACAACCTTTATTGCTTCAATATATCGTTTATCCAATGTCTTTCCCTGTTAATATAAGTATTGCTAATCTTGCAAATAAAGCATAGCCAAAAAAGCCAAGCATAAATAAAATTAAATAGTGTTCAAAATCCATTATATCCACTCCAACTCAGTTCTATCTTTTCTATTTTTTCCATTCCAAACAAACCAAGCATAAGGCGTAGTTCCGCTTCTACCTTTAGGAACATCCTCGCCATTCTTCCATAGGGTTTGTCTTTCCGAAAAGACATAAACTCTTGATGGTTTGTTTTCTAAAAAGAAAGGTCTACGTTTTTTGCTTTCTAAGAAAGCCAACCTAAGAAACATAGCAACTTTGCCTTCTGATTGTAACGACATCTCAAAGGCGTGTTTAACAAACTCAAATGCTAAATTAAATGGTGGGTTAGTTATTATATTATGTGGCATATCAGGTGTGTAACTTGTCTTTAAAAAATCAACTCCACCTATAATATTATCATAACCTCTATCAATTAAATCAGTAGATAAAACTTCATGTCCTTTATCTAAGAACACATCAGAAATATCACCTCTACCAGCTGCACATTCCCAGACTGAGCCAGAGAAAAATTCTCTGTCATAAAGAGCTTCAACACAACTCTTAGGTGTAGGGTAATAATCATATTCAGCCCTACTATTATTCGATACAAATTTCTGCATTTAAGTTTTTCCTTACAAGTACATATT